TTTGTCATTGAATATATCATTTTCGGTAACAATTGGTAATTCTTGTGTGTCATCTTCTGATAAAGGGTTACCATGTTCATCAAACATCATTTCTTCTCTTAGTACTTTAATATCGGCAGCATCATAGTATTCAGAAAGTGTAGTTATAAACAACCCCCAATATAGACTTGTTACGTGGTCGTCTGAGTCACCATCCTCTGCTGAAAATATACCTGTTCTATGTTCAACAAATTTAGATAACTCATAGACAGTATCCTTATCAACAATCTTTAATATATCATTTTCCAAGTATCTTTTCAAAGTATCAACTGCTAGTGACTTTGTTCTTTTTGTTGCTCTGATACCTATATCTTTTTTATTAGTATCAAAATCAACAATCCATTCGTACTCAATATCATTCCACAAGGTTTGACATACTGCCCAACCTTCAGCATTATTTTCTATACACACATACGCATTATTATACCTTTCACCAATATCAGATACTATGAAGGCGAAGGAATGTGTACCAGTAGTATTACTTTTATATTTAGCAACCTGCCTAATCTTTCTTTCATCTGTGATATCTAACACATGCACAATCGAGTAATCCCCACCAGTACCTTTAGAACAGTCTACACCCAGAACATATGTGTGTCCTTTAATTGGATACTCATATATATAGAAAGACTTATTTTCTATATCAAGTGGTTGTTTTGTTTCAATAGCTTCAAGAAGTGTTCCTTTAATTAGGGTTTTACTTGAACCAATAAATTTACATAGATACTCCTGATTGGTAGCAATCTCTCCAATATTCTGTCTAATTTTTTTAAGCCAACGTTTTGTTCTTCCTGGAGGTTCATTCCATTTAATCTCAAAGGCAGCAAAATCATTCTTCTTTTTAGTAGCAGCTTTCCATAAGAAGTAGAAATGATTAAGACCATTGGGGGTACTTACAATAATAATCTTAGAAGTTTTTGATGCTGATATTGTAGGATAAACTGAGGTAAAGAAATCATCAGCAATACCTTTTGGTATGAAGGCATACTCATCTAAAAATAAAACACCATTAACCGTCATACCACGGATTGTACTTGCACTTGTAGCATGACAAGATATTTCACTACCGTTTTCTAATTCAATTGATGTAGCATCCCATTTCTTTAAACCTGGTTGCAGCCACCAAGGTAACATTTCATATGCTAATTTTGACTTGGCAAAAATTTCTTTAGCTATTTTTTCTTTATGAGCAAGGATAACACTTTTCTTGTCATTATTAAAAATAGAGAACCAGGCAATGAAGATGGCCATTGTAACAGATTTACCTGCCTGTCTGGGAGCAAGTAAAGTACAATGTCTGTTTTTTTGGAGGTGTTTTAAAAGTCTCTTTTGATATTTACGGAGCTGAACTCTAACTTTACCTTCATCTGGGTCAATAATATATACATAGTTTTCTGCAAAATATACGACACTCTTTGAACACTTAACCATTTCCGAAATTTGTTTTTTAGTAAACTGAATTTGAACATATGCTTTTTTTAAATTAGGGTGGCCGTCATACGTAGCTTCCTTTGGAAGCCTATCTAAATTTCCGTCTATAATAGGCATTTAGTTTTCCTACCTTTAACCCAACCACGGTTTACATTAATAAGATTAGTTATTTTATATATGGTATGATATTTCTGCATTTTTACCTTTTCTTTGAATCTACAACTTCTATATCTACTACCTGCCCATTTGATAATTGTTTTCCTTCTTTATTGTCGTTTATTAATTTTAAAACTTCGGTGGTGCCTAAAATTAAATTATTATTTATTGTACCTATTCCGTTTGGTTTACCTTTGTATTCATTTTCTTTTTCTTTTGAACTCAGTTCAGTCAGTTTTGAAATTGCCTTAGCTATTGCGTCAGTTAATTTCGCTATCGCCTCAAAAGGAGCACCTCTAACTACTTCTGATTCTTCAACAGCATCAACAATAACATCCAATGCCGATTGTGATTTTGTTATTAGAATTTTTAATTGTCGCCTAAGATACTCTGAATCACCTAAGGTTGGTTCGATTGTATCACTATCTTTCTTTTCAGTTACAACCATTTCTTTTGATTCTGTTTTTTTTTCATCCGTAGGCATCTCATCAAGTTCATTGAACCTTAAAGTTTCTTCTGTATTGAATACTTCTTCTAATCCTTCCATTGTACCTTTTCTAGTCATATTCTATCCTCTGAATTTATGTTTATTAAGAATCTGAACTCGATTATTCCAACTATCAACAATATAAATTCTATCATGTGTTAATACTATCTCAGACGGCCCACTAAACTCAATAGGTCCTGAACCAGTTGAACCAAATTCTGTTATATAAGTACCATCCAAATTAAATATTTGAACTCTTGAATTGTAATATGTATCTACTACAAAAACTTTATTACCACGAATTTTAACAGACCACGGTAAATTAAATTCTCCAGGACCAGCGCCCACTGAACCCCACTCCCTTAAATAATTAAAGTTGTGGTCAAATACCTGAATTCTATAATTTAAATAATCACATATAAAAATTTCTGTTTCTGTAATGTCTATACCCCCAGGACCCGAAAATTCTCCAGGTCCTGAACCAGTTGAACCAAATTCTCCCAGGTATGTTCCGTCTATATTAAAATATGATATTTTATCATTATCATATTCTGAAACATATAAAACATCATTATAAATTGTTATTTTACCGGGGGTAAACAAACCATAAAATTCTCCAGGGCCTGTCCCAGGTGAACCTATTTGTCTTATATGATTTCCGACTAAATCAAAAACATCAACTTTATTTGCTGCATCTGAAGAAACATAAACTTCATCTTCATATACTGTTATTCCTATAGTCCATGCAAGTTCACCAACACCTAAACCGGGTGTACCAATTTGTTGTATAAAGTTCCCATGAATATCAAATTTTAAAACCCTGTTATTATAAGTGTCAGCCAGGTATAAGAAATTCTTATACTCTGATATACTTTCAGGAAAATTAAATGTATTTGGGCTTGCAGGAGAAGCATCATTAAATTCTCCAAGAAATTGTAATGATTTCTCAACCCATCTATTTTCTAAAATATCATATGGCATATTAATCTAGTCCTGTCCCACTTACTGCGTACGTGAATGTGGAATAATCTTCGTCATTGTTGAAATCTAGTAACTCTACCTTTACTGTTTTAATAATATCTTGTATCAATAATGGTTTGTAAATATTAGTTTCTACTGAAAATTTTAAATCCCAAATAAGTTTTCTTCTTGTTTGTTCATCTAAGTCTTCCTGGAAGTCTGGCGAAGAACCTGTTAATGTTACTTTAATGTCCCTTGTAAATTCTGGTAGAAAAGCAAATTCACGAATAGTAATATTTCTAAATGGTGTAAAATATGGAAACAATTGTTCTAAAATTTGAAAGGTATCCGTCATATGCAAAGACATAATACCTACAGTAAAAAACATATCATATGGAGAAGCTCCAAAAATTCTTGTACGTTCTGTCTCCCCAACATTAGTATTATATATAGGAAGAATCTCTTGCGCTTTAGCTTTACTTCTATTTGGCACAATACCGTCTAACATTATGGAAATACGTGGTAAATAATGATTGATGTCTAACTGGTCATCTTTTTGTAATCCAGCTAACGCTTTTTGTTTTGTACCAAATACAATAGGAACATTCCGATAATTTATAAATGTGCCATCCGCCTCATATTTTGCTACTCTGACATTTGTAAATAGTGACATAAATGCAGTTAATGTCTTTTTAAGTGTATCTGCAAAATAATATTTCCTATTTTCATCTTCATAGTACGGCATTTTATTTTCCTAATTAGTAAAGAGTAATTTTTGGTACTATATTAAAATATTTTTCTTGTTCAATTGTAATTGTTTTAGTAGTAACCTTTTCAACCATTATAATTCTACCACTATTATCCTCAGTGGTTGCAATAAAATAACCCAATACATTCCAGTCTGTTACTAATGGTGCGAAAGTAATTACTTTGTTTAAAAATAATGTTGTACTATCATCTTCCAAAACCCAATTATTTTTATCAATAAGAATCCTATCATAATCTGAATTTGTTATTTCATTAGGAACTGTCCATGCTGGTAATGTTATGGTATCAAAATCTGGTAAACTATAAGATGAGTTCCACCATAAACCAACCCATAGGTCATTGTTTGGAAAATAATAATCTAATAGAGTTCTCCTTCCTCCATTTGTAAGTAATATAGTATCCATTAATACGTCACCACAAGGTCAATATCATAATCTATGTTTTTTATAATTGTAATTGGGTTCTCTAATGTTACCACTAAAAGAATCTTCCCTGAATTATCTTTTGTTGTACTTAAAAAATAACCCCTAATATTTTCCCAATCTTCTGTTTTCGGGGCAAATGTTTTAGTGTTTAGTGATGTTTCTAGTTTTGGCGTCGCGGATGTTAACAAATTTAGGATTAAATGGGTGGAGGATGGGAGTTATGTTAATGCAGATAAGTTGGAAAATGGAGTTATTTATTGGGTTGCTCCTCACTTGTCTAATCAGACTTTCGAGATAATTTTGATTACGAAGGCTGAGCATCTGGATGTAAATAGGAGTTTCGTTTCTGATATTTTTGACGAGGTTAAAGAGAATGATGGGGTCTGGAGTGAGAGTGTTTCCGACGGGGAATACGTTAGAGTTACTTTTGA